TCACGAGATGTCTAGGGCGCTTCCGTCGATCTCTTCGCCGGTGTGTCCAATGATTTTGAACCAATAATCGGAGCCCATAGGATTGTTTGCCGGAACAACTGCCGAGTAAATGATCAAAGGTCCGGGCCAACTGCCGAGCGTCGGAATGGACGCTTTGGTGAAAATGCCGGTTTCAGTCGTGTAAACCACTTGATCACACGTTCCCTCTTTCCCGATTTCTTGATCGGAAAGCGCCGAAGCGTAGCCATAGGCATATTCCAATGAAGTGTGGTGCCGAATGACTAGCGACGTTTTCCAATCAGGATCCAAGGAACGAACTTCGTGCCACCTTATGCTCCCGACGACGTTGTAATCGGTTGCGAGCTCATAAACTGTCCATTCGGAGGGAGCGAATTCATCTCCCGCTAAGCCCCATTTATCGAGGTCCTCTTTGGTGGTCTTCGCGTCCCCGCGAAATACCACCGGAAATCTGAGGTTTAACGGCGGACACAAGACGCCGCCTGGCTTCACGGCTTTTAAGGGGAAAGGAATGACGTTGCTCACGAAGAAGCATCTTTCTTCTTGTCTCCAGGACCGGGATCGTTCCCCGCAGGTTTGTTAGCCTGCCGTTTGGCGGCGGCGCGTTGGAATTGGGCTGCGGTGGGGCGGGCGTAGCGGCGGGCCATGGTGGTGGTTTTGTGGCCGGTATGCGTGGACATATCCAGGATATCGGCGCCGGCGTCTTTCATCTCGGTTGCGGCGGTGGCGCGGAGATCTCGGAACTGCAGTTCCTTGGGGATGCCGGCAGCGTCCGCCAGGGCGCGGAACTGGTGGCTGAAGACTTCCGCCTGCCAGGGACGGCCGGTGCTTTCATTGACGACGATGTAGATGCTCGGGCTTTTGCGGGCGGCGTTGCGCACGCGCTCGGCCTCCACGGCGCTCTCCATGTCCGGATAGGATGACGGGACGATCGGGAGCGTCACGCCGGTTTTCTGGGTCTTGCGGAAGCCTGTATCCCAGTCGCTCCAGGTGAGGGTGAGGACATCCCCTTTGCGGTGACCGAAGGCGTAGGCGATGTGGGCGGCGATGCCGAGGGATGGTTTCTGGCCGGGCTCCTGCGATTTGGCGATGACGGCGGCGACCTGTTCAGGCGTCCATATCTGGGTGCGCTCCGGAAGGCCTTTCAGCTCCATGTCTTTCCAGGGGTTGACCACCTGGCCGACATATTCCAGCCGGGCGGCCCATTTCCACACGCGGCGGGCGAAGCGGGCGCAGTAATGGGCGGTGCTGTGGCCGCTGATTTTCTCGACGGAGGCGATGATCATGTCCGCGTGGCGGGGCTTGATGGAGGCCGCGGGAATCGCCGCCAGGTCTTTTTCCACCAGCTTTACGCGGCCGAGGCGGGTTGCGAGCCAGCGATAATCCATTTGGGTAGATTTGGCTTTGCTGGTGAAATTTTCGGATTCGAAGAACTGTTCGAAGAGCCAGCCGACAGTGCCGGCCATGTGGGCGCCGATGGGCATGCCTTCCAGCTCGGCATTTAGCCGGCGCGCATGGGACCAGGCGAGAACCTGGTCCGCGCCGAGCGGCCGGGCTTTGACGCCCTTGAGGCACTTTTGTTTTGCCGGCGGTTCCCAGAACCATCGGCCTTTGCGCAGCTGCACGTTGGGCGGTTTTTCATCTGAAGCCAAAGGCGCGGTCCAGTTCTGCTGTTCCGGCTTCTATCGAGCCGGGGAGATTTGAGGCGGCGTCCAGCGCTCTGTCAACCGCGCAACGGTCCCAGCGGGCGTGTTTGTGATCGGCGGCGAGGTTGTAGAGCGGGCCGGGGATTTTGCCGCGCTTGATGAGGGCGTCCACCTCGGCGTGGGGAATGCTGCCGAGGTATTCGCGCAACGCGGCGCGGGTGAGGAGGCGGGGTTCAGGCATTGCGGGCCATCTCTACGATGCTTAGAAAAATCGAATGAGCGAGATTCATCGTATCACCATCGATCCGCGCCAGTGCGGCGGACGGCCATGTTTGCGCGGCTTGCGGATTAGGGTGCGGGACGTGCTCGGGCTGCTGGCGGCCGGCGCGGGCCGCGCGGAGATATTGCGGGACTATCCGGCGCTGGAAGAAGCGGACATTACCGCTGCGCTGGAGTGGGCAACGAGATGACGCGCCGGGCGCCGTAGCCGGTTTCGAGGTCATCCGGATGTTCGCCGTCCTCGAGCATTTGCTGGCGGATTTCATCCTCGGTCGTGGCTTCGACGCGTGCGCGGTCAATTTGGCCTTCCGCGATGCACTCGGCCATGGTTTTGATGACGATCCGTTCCATGTGCTTTCATTAGGCGAAAGACTTCCATTCTGCCAGAAGGCGGCCGAGAAGTTGTTTGGCGACATAGCGGCGCGCGTCATTATCCTTGTGCCGCGGCGTCCAGTCCTCCCGTTCTTCCGTAGCGGCGCGGCGGCGCTGGTAGGTTTGGTAGTAGGGTCCGTTTGGCGTCTTCTGCGCCATCAAAAGGCTAAAGGTAATTTTCCATAAAGTGGCGCGGCGTTCCGGATTGTATCCCTGCGAATCCTCCGTGCGTTTGCCGCGCACGCGTTTTTGACATTCGCCGTCGATCACGGCAACGCCCATGCGCTTCCAAAACTGGGACTTGCTTTTGTAGCGCCACAGATTTCCTTCCTCACCGAAGATCATGGCGAGACCCAAGGCGCTGAGGCCGTGAATGCTTATCCACCAATCATAAACGGGCAATCCTTTGGCGAGCTCTTCCATTTTCGCTTCGAGGGCTCTTCTTGCCTCGACGATTGGAGCGCGAAGCTGGGCCATGGATTGGACCAGCAATATATCTTCCAGATCATGCAACGGAGACGGCGCGATGCTTCTGGCCTCCGCGGCACGTCGTGCGTGGCCGTCTCCGTTGCGCCCCTTGCGGGGATTTTTGCGCGCGGGCGATGACGATGTGGCCTCTTCGGCGTCCGCAATCTGGCCCGCGCGACCGGCGAATTTCTTTGCCGGTTTCATTTGCGCCTCGATTTTGAGGCGAAGCTTGTTCGCTTCGTCGAAAAACGCTTTTCGCTCTGCCTGCGACATATTGAGCTTGTAGCCGGCGCGGCGAGCGAGTTCGGCGTTGACCGAATTTATGCTGCGCTGCTCGTTTTTTTCAAACACGCGGCGCCGCAGGAATTGTTCTTGAATATCCTGGATGAGCGGGATCGGTGTCGGATCAATAAGGACCTTCCGCTCGCGCGGAAGGTAGTCCGGCGCATCAATCCTGGCCTTTTCGGCGACTTCATCTTGGCCGGATGTTCTTTCAAGCATGGTTTTTCTCCTGCGCCCGGCGGTAGATTTTGGCGGCTTCATCGTCTGAAATTGCAGCCGAGATGCGCATGTTGTCCGGGATGCCGGCGATGAGCATTTCCACAAACGTTAAGCTGAGCCGCTGCTTGTTCATCCAGTTGCGGCATTCAAACGGCGTGCGGTCGCCGATGGGTGTGCCGTCGATCAGGAAGGTTTTGAGGATGCTGCGGCTGACAATCGCGCCGGCCTTTCGGGACGCTGAGATTGGGCGCGGGTTTTCCGGGATTTTTGGTGTGATTTTAAGGATGGGATTGGTCTGCGCGGCACCGGGACGGCCGCGTAGATGCGCCGGAATCGCGAGGATGTTTCCGGTTGATGAAGGACGCGGGTGCACGCTACGTTTGGCCTCTTCGGCGTCATGATATTGGCGCCCCACGTTTTCGGCCTTCAAGGCCGAAACTAAGAATTTTGCTAGCTCGGCTGCGGCTTCTTCATCCCGCAAGAGGATTGCGCAAAGCGATGTGCCCATTGCTTGCCAGTCACGCGGGTGCTGTCGCCGAACGTGGTCAAGCGTCAGGCGAAAGCGCTGCGCGGCGGATTGTGGGGAAAAACCAGCGGCGCGGAGTTTTTCGCCGAGGTTGCCGACCTGTTCAGGTTCTTTGATCACGGGCGGAGGATTCCTTTGTCTCGTTCGGCCATGGCGCGTTGGATGGCGGGGAGGTCTTTATATTTGGCGGTGCGCCAGCGGTAAGTGATGTACGTGATGCGGAAGAACAGGCTTTTCGCTTCAACTCGCTCCTCGATACTGATGAAGAGTTCGCCGAAGAAGCCGCGGACGCATTTGACGTCGCCGGTGAGATACCGGCGTGTCATGGCGTGAGGGTTCCGTCGAAATCGCCCAAGGGTTTGCCGCGGCCGGCGGAGGTGGGCGGGTTGGCGAAGGCGGGGGCGGCGGCGCGGAGATCTGCGGCGGCGCGAAGGGTGGGGAGGCGATAGATGGTTTGCGCGGGGAGCAGCTCCGCCGTTTCTTCCATCGCCTCGGCCAGCAGCAGGCAAGCATCCGAACTGCATTTTGGGTTGGCAAGGGTGCGTTCGATGACCTGGCCGAGGAACCAGGGGATGCCGGTGAGGTTAACCTGGGGCATGTTGAGGCTCCGCTGGCATGGTGCTGAAGAAAAGCTCCAGCGCGGCCTGGGCTTCGGCCCGGCGGGATTTGTTTTCGTCCTGGATGCCGTAACTATTCACGGCGAGTTCGAGCATCTGGCGCAGGCCGATGGCGACATTTATTTCGTCGGCGAATTCCGTGTCTTCCTCGGGGCAGCCGGCTTCGAGGGCTTTCAGCGCCTCGATGGCGAAGATGGCGTGGAAACAGAAGCGGTCCGTTGGGTCCATCATTTGAACGTCAGGGCCTTTTCGATTTCGGCGGTGGTGGCGAAGCGGAGGGTGGGGAGGACGTATTTGTTTGTGTGGGCGGCAATGGCGTCGGCTATTTCCTGCGGCTTAAGCTCATCGTTGATGCGGGGCGTGCCGGATTCGTCCGCTATGGCCAGCAGGGTTTGTTTGCGGACGCCTTTGAGGTCTTCAGGCTCAACGCCCAGGCCGTGTTCTTCCTCCTGGCCGTGGAGGCCGAGGGCGTCAGCCAGCATGATTGTGACCGGATCGTCGCCTGCTTCGCACCTGGCGCCGGCGAATGTACCGACGTGGCGCGCCACCAGGTGCGCGAATAGTTTCATGACCTGTCCGGCCGGCAGTTTGCCGAGGAAGGACATGAGGGCGAGCTCCATCTTCGCGTCTATGCCGCCGTGGCTGGGGATTTTGATTTTGCCTAGGATGGCCTTGATGGCGGCCTCATGATCTGCTGCCACGGGAACGCGGTCTTCCAAAGTGCGGTCGTAATCGTTGCTGCGGATGTTCACGAAAGGACCCTTCGGCACCAACAGCGCGAAACAAACGACGCGGGCCGCGTGATAATGGTGTTTGCAAAGTTCATGACGCAGCGCTTCGGTTTTGCGGTTGTGGGCGTGGTAGATGTGGGCCTTGGTGACCGGCTGGGACTTTGGCGGGTCTGGGTTTTGGCGCTCGATGCGCTTTTCCATTTCCTCGCCGTCTTCGTCATCGCCGGCGTTCGGGTTTATGGGCCCGCTGGCGGAGGGGCTGGATTGCGCATCGAGGGTGGCATTGTGCTCGCGGTGTTGGGCGCGGGCGGCTTCTTGTTCGGCCGCGTGCTTTTCGGCGCGCTCCTTCCATTGAATGGCATTCTGGATGTCCTCGGGGGTGACGGGTGTGCTGTCTATTTCGAGTTCGTCCAGGACGGCGCCTGTTTCGTCATCCAGGAATTCCATGTCGAACAAAATGTCCCGCTGCCATTCCTGCTTCACCTGAGCCAAGAGCCGCGCGCCTTCTATGTTGATGAGGCCGCGCTTGAAGAGTTCCTTCACCTGCGGGATAACTTTGGTGGCCAGGGCCAGGCGCTGGTAGACGTAGCGGGTGGATTTGCCGATGGTCTCCGCGATGTTGGCGGCGGAGTAGAGGTCCGCGTCCATCGCGTGTAAAGCGGCGAAGCCTTCGGCTTCCTCCAGGGGTGGAATGTTTTCGCGCTGGAGGTTTTCAAGCAGGGCGATGGCCAATTGCTCGCCTTCCGAAAAGTCTTTCACCAGGCAGGGGATTGGGCCTTCCCATTGGCCGTTTTCAATAAGCTGGGTGATGGCGCGGAAACGGCGCTCGCCGGCGACGATCTGGTAGCGGCCTTCAGGCTCTTCCATTGGCCGCACCACGAGGTTTTGCATGAGGCCGTTGGTGGCGATGCTGTAGGCGAGTTCCTGTAGCGCCTCGGGCTCAAAGGTTTTGCGGGGGTTGACGGGGGAGGAGAGGAGCAGCTCCGCCGGGATGGATTGGGTGAAGCCGGGCGGCGCCTGGCCGGCCGCGCCCGCGCCTTCAACCAATGGGGAGCCAAGGGCCTGGCGGACAAGCGCGCGGGAAATGCCGAATTCCGCCGCCAGCTCTGTTTGTGACGGGGTTGGGGTTTCAGCCGCGCGGATGCGGAGCTTGCCGATCTGCTCGATGGTGAGCTTGGATTTCGGGGCCATGCTATACGCGCTTCCGCGCTGGCGGGTTGGCGATGCCGGCGAGCAGATCGCCGTTGCCTGCTTCGGCGCCCTCGGCGTCTTCGGCTGGCGGCGTGAGGCGCTCGGCTGCGGATATCGCATCCGCCACATCGCCGATTGTGGGGTTGGGGGGAACGAGGCCGAGGGCGTAGAGCAGCTCATCGCGTTCACGCTTGGCGGCGAGCCAGCGGTTGCCGGCGTCGTCACGCTCTTTTTCCAGGGTCTTCACGATATCCGCGTGGCGGCGGTATTCGGATTCGGCGGCGCGTTCGCTGTTGAGCGCGTCGGAAAGGCGGGTGAGGTCTTCGTTTGTGATCATAAAATGGTCCCTTGGCTGGTATCGTGTGAACGGCGTTCGCACGCCGCTTGTTTCAAAACCTCGTTTTCCGCGATGAATTTGCGAAGCTCGATGAGCGCGTTGATGGAGGCGAGGCTGGCGGCGCCGTGGCGGGCCTGGGCGCGCTGCAGGGCATGCCGGGCGTAATCGTACCGGGATTCGGCGATGGTAAGTTCGTTCAGCGCCTCCTTCAGCTCATCATGCATGGCGGCGAGGGATTGGGGGTGCACGGTTTTCATTTCCAGGCCTCCGCGATGGTGACGAGCCAGACGGCAAAACACATGAGCATCACCAGCCAGGCGCCGGCGGTGGACCATGAATGGCGTTTTGGCGGCTGCTGGCGGGGCGGGGGTTTGCGGTTGCTCATTGGCGCACCCGCTTGCTATTGTTGGCCGCTGCCTTCCTGGAGATTACGCGATGCCCGAGCCCGACGATCTGATGCTGACGCTGCTCAAGGCCATTCGGACCGATATCGCGACGATCCGCTCCGACATGGCCGAGGTAAAGGAACGGCTTGGCCTGCTGGAAGCTGGCTATTCCTCCGTCTCCAGGCGCGTGGACCGAATTGGCGGCGAGATGGAGACGCTTAACCGCCGGTTTGATGTGGCGGAGGCGACGGCCGCTCCCTGAGCCAGTAAGCTGTCCGCTCATCGGCCACCGGTGAGGATAAAGGCGATGAGGATGGCGGCGAAGATGTATTTCAGGCCGAAGGGGAGGGCGCAGCCGGTGATGCCGGCGGCGAGGACGGCCAGTTTGTTGCCGCGGATGATGGACCAGACGGTCTCAGGCGGGGCGGAAAAACTGTATTCTTGACGCAAAGTAATGCCTCCATCGGAACGATGGGGCATTTGTGGGAAAATCCCACGTTCGTGTCAATTCAATTCGGTGGGTTTTTCCCACCAGACGGAAAAATTTTACGTTTCATTGCCCTGCCGTGGGCTCTTCCGAGGTGAATTGGCCCGTAAGCGCGGAATACTGCCCAATCTCGTTATGGTTCATGTTATCGTATACGTAGCCTTCGACCATCATGGATTTGTCCCCCTGCACCGCATCGCAAGCTACGGCGTCGACCATGCCTGATTTTGACGAAAACGGCACTTCGTCCCAAAGCGATTTGTCGACAATCATTTGAAAAGAGGTCATTGACCCCGACCGTTCCCAGCTATTTGAAATGATCACTCCCGCGTTTTTCGAACTCGAAAGCACGTCGTCACATTGCTGAAGTAAGTCGTAATTGGATTGTGTGATAGCTTGCGACGAAGCGGGGGTTGTCGTCGGAACGCTAGACGAACCTGAAGATACGCCGGCTGCAATGATCATGAGGATTACGAACCCGACACCAAGGGATAAAATAATCGCGCCGGTCGGCGCGCCCTCCTTGGGAGCAACCCTAGGTCTCGTTGCTGGGGCGCCGCATCGCGGGCAAGCGGGCGCCTTGGCGCTTATTGATGTACCGCATTCAGGGCAATCGATGAGCGGCATCGGGGCGTCCTATGTCCCTAAGAAGAGGGTTTAATACCTTTTGCGCGGCTTACGAGGAGATTCAGGTGAGCTGAGGCTTCGTCAGTTGGGACGGTGCGGAAGGCCCATAATAATAATGCTTCTTCTTCGTTCCTGGCGCGTGCGGCTTCCTTCTCAAGGGGAAGGCCGGAGCCTGCTGCCAACCAATCGATGCTAACGCCGTAAAATTCGGCCAACTTCATAAGCGTATCCCTGCCTGGAACATCGCCGCCGGTCTCGTATTTAGAAATCGAGGACCGGTCGACGTCGGCGGCGGCAGCAACGTCCACCTGCTTCAGTTTTCTGTGCTTCCGTAGGCGCGAGAGGCGTTCCGCAATGGTTTCCATCCATTCGGGGTAAAAGATTTGGTGATTTCGTGTGTGCGCTCCTCCCACAAAGTGTTCTTGACAAGAAGCGTGGGAATCCCCCACATTACGCAACATGAATGTTTCGGAAATCATAGAGGCCGGAGGGGGCGTAACAAAGTTCGCTCAGGAAATGGGCGTTCACCATACTTCGGTAATTGGATGGCGCCGCGCCAATCGCCTGCCTGCATCCCGGGTCATTCAGGCTGAGAGGGTGACCGGAATAAGGCGCGACCTTTTGAGGCCGGACATTTATCCCACGGATGAAAAGGCTGCATGACCATGGGGATGGGCCTGCCCTTTCTCGGACGAAAAGTCATGCGGATTCGGTCCGCACGGAAAACGCACCAATTACGATTAGGGGTGGACTATGTGGAGAATTCTGCGGCTGCGCCGCATGTTCAGGAAATTTTCGGCGCTTCGTTCAGCAATCTGTTCACCGATTGTAAGAGGTTTCTGGCGTCTGTGGTATCAAGACCCGGACAATCTTCCAGCAAACGATGCATGGCTTGCAGAGAGTCTTGCATCGGGCCGTTCGTTCGAAAGTTCTTCGTTTCTTCGGATGTACGCGTCTGGTTTAGAGTCCGACCGAAGGCGGCGGCTAAAGCTGCCACCGCTAACAGAGGCGGAGAGAGCGCTTTTAGAAAAGGGTCATTTTCCAGAATCATAATTGAATCTCCGTTGTGGTTTGTTGCGATTCCCACGGTAGATGGCGGGGCGGGGCCTTTGCAAGGCTCCGCCTCTTTCCAACGGTTTGAGGATATTTCGTCTCCCGTTCGTGTCGTGCTGCCACGGACGATAGGAGGGCGGGCGGGTGTTGTCATCGCTACGGGACCGATGCGACGCCCGCCCTACGCCTGGGGAGGGGCCTGACCATGGCGCTGATGAAATACTGGCTGCCGACCTGGCCGCGGATGCGGGCGCCGAACCGGGCCGTGCTGCCGGAACACCGGGTGCAAGCGCCGGCGGCCGGGGCGGCGCTGGAGACAGAAAGCTACCCGGCCGAGACGGACCCGCCCGCCAAACCGGAAAAGGGGAAGGTTGAGGAATGAACGGGGCAAAACCGAAATTCTGGCTGGTGGGGACGGATGCGGACCATGCGCGGCTGAACGGCGTTCGCACCTTATTCGCGCGAACCTGGTGGAATTTTGGCTTTGTGCTGCTGCGGTGGGCGCGATGAGCGAGCGGCAGTTTGCACCCGCCGCGTATAACGCGGTGAAAACCGGCACCAAGATGCTGGTGCAGGATTTGGGCGGGGTTGATGCCGCGGCAACCGTTACGCGTGTGGGGCGCAGCCAGCTTTCCGCCTACACCATGCTAACCGATGAGCGGTTTATTCCCGCCGATGTGGTGATGGATTTGGAGTTTGCGGCCGGCACGCCGCGTGTTACCGCCGCGCTCGCCAGAGCGCAGGGTTATGGGCTGGTGCCGGTTGAACCGATGCGCGAGAAATCCGCCCTGGCCGTGCTGCTCTCGCGGATTGGCAAGGATGTGGGCGAGTTGTTCGCAACGTCTTCCACCGCGCTCAGCCACCCGGCGCTAACCGAGGCCGAACGCGCGGATTTGATACGCGAGCTGGATGACCTGCGGCGCGCGGCGGCGGAGACGATCTTCTACCTCAAGGAATCGCCGTAATGGGCGCGGTGATTTGGACTGATGCGCGCGATGACGCGCTGGCGCGGGCCTATGAGCGGCTGCGGCCTGGCACGCCGCCGGCAGGCTTAGGCGAGATGTGGATTGCGATCTGGCAGGAGCTGAACACCATGCCGGGCGGGCGCATTGCCACGCCACAGGCGGTGCGGGCCAGGTATTTGGATGTTGTACAGGATTCGGCAGTGACGGTTTGCACCGCGCCGCCGGGTGCCGCGCCCGCCGGCGATGCGGGCTTCTTGGACGTTTCCTCCCTTAACTCGCCGCCGGGGCAGACAACTCCGGCGGCTTTTTCGGGCGTTCATAGGATCGTTTCGTATGACTACGCCAAGGCGTGGGCCGAGAAATACGGGTTGAGCACCAAGCGCATGGGGCTGGATTTGCGAACGGTGAACGCGGTGCGCAAGCGCGCCGGCGCCGCCCCGTTTGTACTGCAGGGCAGCGCCGATGGCTGATTGGACCGATGACCAGGTCGTGAAGTTGCGGGCTTTGTGGGCCGAGGGGTTCAGCACAGCCGAGATCGGCCGGCGCATGCGTATTTCAAAAAACGGGATTGTTGGCAAAGCGCACCGGCTAAACTTGCCGCCACGGCCTTCGCCGATACGGCGTGAAGGGGCCGGCGAGGCCGTGCCACGCGCGCCACGGGTGCTCACGCAACGGCAGAGTGCCGCGAACGCGACGGCGCTGTTGCCTGTGGTTTCCGATGCGGGCGTGCCGGCGATCATTCCGGCGGCGGAGGCAGGCCCGGCGATGAGGCCGTTAAACATTGCGCCTGGGCGGGCAAAGAAATGCTGCTTTCCGTTCGGTGAGCCTCGCCGGCCAGATTTCCGGTATTGCGATGCGCCGGTTTATTCCGCCGGCGTGTATTGCGCTGAGCATGCGGCGATATGCTTTGTGCGGGTGCGCACCGAGGCGACGCCGTGGGGATGACCCAGGTGACCATCCAGGTGAACGTGAACCTATCGCCGGTGACGCTGCGGGCACTGGAGCAGGTTGCGCTGCTGGTGGTGAAAGCGCTGCGGGGCGAGGCTGAACAAAGCCCGGCGCCGGCGGCCGCGCCGGTTTTTCGGACAGGCCCGGTGATGACTGAGCGGCCGGTAAATGCGCCTGATGAAAACGCCGATTTTGAGGATGACCCGCCGGAAGAATTTGAAACGGCGGCGCAAGGCGCGGAGGTGACTTCGCCGGCGCCGAAGTGGACGCCTGAAAGAATTACCGCGCTGGCGACACCGAAGGCGATGGGTGAAAGCTGGGCGGAGATTTTCGGCAAGCTGAACGCGATGCCGGGCGGCGAGATTGCCAGCGTCGCTGCCCTGCAGTGGAAACATTCGGACCTGAAGCGCAGCGGCCAGCTGCCCGTTGTGAAAGTGGCCGAAAAAATTGTGCACGCGGTAGACCCGTGGAGTGCGGCGCGCGAGTTGCTGATGACGCGGCTGAAAGCCGACGGGCAAGGCTGGGCGCGGATTACCGAGCTCGTGAACGAACTTCCGGGGCGCGAGCTGACTGAAAAAGCAGTGACGGTGCGCTACCACTTGTTGAAAACCCAGGGGCGGCTGCCGGCCGTACCGGCGAAAATTGAGGTCTCCGTGGCGCGGCTGCTTGAAGACCACGCCGGTAGAAACGCGGATGTCGCGGCGACGGATTGGCAAGCGATCAGCGATTGGGCGAAGTTCAACAAGGTTGATATCGAGGGCCTGGCGCAGGGTGCGGCTTTGAAAAAGATAAATGCGGCGCGGACGGGTTTTGCATTGCCGGTTTTCGTTGTTCTCAATGCGCGTGGGCCGGTGGAAACGTTGCCGGCGCCAACGATAGGCGGAGCCCTACTGGCAAAAGTCTCAAATGCGCCGAAGTTCAAGAGGCGCGCGGCATGAGCGGCGCCCATGAGGCGGAAATGGGCGAAAGGCTGCGGGATGCGGCGATTCGGATTTGCGAGATGGTGCGGCGGGGCTCTCCCGGTGTTTCGGACCGCGAGCTGCTGGGCGTGATGGCGATCGCGACCGGGATGTTTATCTGCGGCGCATATTTTCCGGCAACCGAAGACGCTGTGACTCGATTGGCGCCGCAAATTGGAAGACTGACGGCCGCCGGCGTGCAGCTGGACGAGACGGCAAGAATGAAACAAGAAATTGAAAGTTGCGAGGGCGCCGCATGATCATGTTTGTTGGGGGAATTGTCGTGATGGATCTGAATATGCTTTGGCGGGAAATTCGGCGCCGATATATGGTGGGATTGCTCACCAGGAAGCTGCCGGCTTCGTTGCCTATCCTATATTTTCCGCCTTTCGGATTGACGCGGCGGAATCCTGAATTTCGCGGCGACATGCCGCAACCCGTCTGCGACGTGATGGTGAAGCTGGGCCCATATTTCTTCGAGGTTCTTATTCCGTCGCCCATCACCCTTTCGAAAGATGAAGACGGAAACGGGATTTTCGAATTGCATCCGGATTTTGAAAATGCCAGCGCGAAAAGCTGGGTCTGGGTTGTTGCCGTGCGCACCGGCCTCGCTGCGAATCTGATGGCGATGTGGTTGGATAGTGAATCACCGTGCTTTGATCCAGAAGTTTGGCAGGCATATTCAAAGACTGCTCGCGAAAAGATCGGCTTTCGTGCTGCGCTGGAAGCTACCAGAGGGCCGGATATTTATGAGCTGGTTGCCGTGAGCGCCAATTTCTCAAAAGTGCTGGGACGCATGACGTTCCGAAGCCCGGTGATTGGCGGGCCGGTCTATCCTGAAATTTCTAACGAATTGCCGCAACGTATTTTCAAAACCGTGAAGGGCTGGCTTGAGGAAAAATGTGGCGGCGCGGTGCTGATTGGCAGCGATGAGGAAAACTACGACTGGATGAGCCGGTGCGACGGTGGAATTGTGTGCGATGACGTGGCGCACGGCCAGGCGGTGAGGAAAAGATTGCAGCGGCCATACATGGGCCCGTCGGTTCTGGTGGCGCAGTAGATGCCGGCGCCGATTTCACTTGCCGCGGCGCGGAAGCGGAAAGGCAAAGCGCCGCCGCCGGCGGAGACAGACGAAATTGCGTGCCCGATAACCGCGTTGGGCCATGTGGACGGAAAATTCTGGTTTCTGAATATTGTTGGAGAAAAGCGTGGACTTTCGGCGCGTCAAATGGGGTCGCGGCCGGAAATCACCTCTCTGTTCCTGGGAGACACGGCGTGGCTGCAGCGCAAATTTCGCGCGACGGATGCCGAGGGAAATCCCAAGGGCTGGTCAATCGCCAGGGCGACTGAATTTCTTATGGCCGAATGCCGGCGCGCGGGGATTTACGGTGAGCATATCGTTGTGCGCCGGCCCGGTGTTTGGCCTGGCGAGGATGGCACGCTGATCGCCCATTGTGGCGATGCGCTGTTCATTGACGGCGAAAAGCATCCTTCAGGGGCGAAAGTCGCCGGCCAGGTTTTTGCGGCGGCCGCTCCGGCACCGTATCCTGCAGAGACGCCGTGTGACGCCTTAACAGCGCGAGCCTTGTGCGACGATGTGCGTACGTTGTGGCGGCTGCAGCATGAGGGCGGCGAGATTATCGCGATTGGCCTGGTGGCGCAGGGCTATTATGCCGCCGGGCTGTCCTGGCGGTCCAACGGGTTCATTTCCGGCGGGACAAATTCGGGCAAATCGGCGCTGCTGAATTTCCTGCGGGCGATGACGCCGCTGAACCATTATTCCAATGATACGACGAAAGCCGGGATCGAGGGCGCGATTTCCGGGCGCGCCATGCCGTGTTTCATTGATGAGGCGTTTGACCATGGCGGCGCTGAGACATTGCTGAACGTCGTTCTCTCGGCAAGCTCGGGCGAAGGCACAAAGGGCCATCGTGGAACGGCGGATGGCAGTGTGCGAAGCATCGATCTGGTTGGCAGCGTGATCATGGCCAGCATAAATCCGCCGGCGATGCAGCCGCAGCATCGCTCGCGCTTCGCGATGATCGAGCTGCTGCGGCCGGAAGCAGGTGCTGACCATACGGCGCTGATGAAGGCGGCGACCGAACGCGCGCTTAAAGCGGGTCCCGCGCTTTTTGAGCGCGCGCTGGCTGGGTTTGATCGATATAAAGCTGCGCTGCAGGCACTTGGCGCTGCTGGATGCGTGGCGCGTGAGATGGACCAAATCGGGTCCATCCTGGCCGGGCATTGGGTACTTGCGGAAAATGGCGTGCCGGATATCGATGCGGCCGCAGAGACCGTGAAAATAATCGGCGAGTTCATTGTTGGCGGCGAGGAAATGCGCGCGGACTCAGCGCCGCAGGCCGTGCTGGCGATGCTGCTGAGCAAGGTGGTGAGCCTGGATCGAAGCACGGACCAGGAATCCATCGCCAAGCTCATTCGGAACTGTTTCGAGCCTTTATCGACGCCTGGTGATGAACACGCCCGCTTCGCGGCGATGCGCGTGCTGGCACGTTGGGGGTTGCGCCCTGTGCGCGCTGATGAGGTTGTGGACGGCCAGGGGCGCGTGATCCCGCGCATGACGATGACGGCCGGTGTGTGGATTGACCCGAGATGGCAGCCGTTACGTGGCATTTTTGCGAACACGCCGCATGACGGCGACCGCTGGATTGTGGAGCTTCGTCGCCTGCCATCGGCGTGGAAAAGCCCGAAAGTGGTGCGGGTGAGTGAGCTTGGCCCTTGTAAGGCTATTTGGATTTCTTGGGATGAGATCGACAAGTTTGAGGAATAAGCCCGAGAAAATCACCTGTAACGCTGTAACCAGCTGTAACCAGCTGTAACGCGGGGCTGTAACGCTAAAGTGCCTGAAATTTCCTTGCTGTAACGCGAATTGGCAAAATCTGGCTTCTCCAAAGGAAAACCGAAATCATGATTTCTCTGCACACCAAAATAGGGGTTACAGCGTTACAGCGTTACAGCCTCCTATTAAACTATTGATATTGAAAGAGATAATATGATTAATTCATGTAACCAAAGCTGTAACGCTGTAACCTTTCTAATTTATGCGTGCGGCGCATGAGCGCTGAATGGTCGCGCATTCGCGAGGCAAATCGCATCCGGCAGGAACGCGAGCTGCAGGAACGCGCGGAAGTGCAAACGCAGCTGGAAGCGAATGCAACGCATGAGACGATCAGGCACCGGCGTGCATGCGTGATCGATGAGATGCTGAACCGTGAATATCTCCGGGCAGAACAACATCGCGCGGGAATCGAGATCGCGCGGGTGTGGGAGCAGATAACGGCCGGTCTGTTCGCAAAGGTGCAGAAATATGACCGCGAGGTGCGCGGCGTTTCGCATAGCGACTGGCAAGCCGGAATGATCACCGCTTACCATGACCGGTATATCCCTTGGCGCGAGGAAGCCGGCAAAAAGCCGGTGCGCAATCAGACGGAAGCGGACCTCGTTTTCCTCGTGGTTGTGGACAATTATGGGATGCAGCAAGTGGCTGATCATTACCGGATGCGTCGCGAATCGGTGAAAGCTATCGTGCGAGAAAGCTTGCACCGATACGCGGAAATTGGCGGCTGGGTTGATGTTTGCGGGCGTTCCAGAATATGCGCTTGACACGCCGGACGGTTATCGGACAGAAAAGCGCATGATGTCGATTCGCGCCCGTAGGATGATCTCCTGCGGGCGTTTTCGTTGATGCCATCCAAACCGCCGCAGCATCGTCCGAAAGGCGTCAAGCCATTTGAGCAGCGGCGTGCCGAGGCGGACAAGGCGCGCGGCACAGCGGCGCAGCGAGGCTATGACGCGGCATGGCGTGCGGTGCGCAAGCAATATCTGGCAGCGCATCCGTGGTGCTGTGAGACTGGATGCAACGAGGCGGCCACTGACGTGGACCACATCCAGTCCGTGCGTGATCGTCCTGACTTGCGGCTGCACTGGTCCAACCTGCGCGGCTTCTGCCACAGCCATCACTCGGCCAGGACATCGCGAGAGCAATCCTGGAACCGATGAGGGGATGGGGGTTTAACTTAGCACCGGCAATGCCGTTCGGAACCGCGTTTTAATGACGCGTGTGCGACGGAGAAATTTTGAAAATTATTTTTTTGGGGTGGTGGCGTGGGGCGGAACGCTAAGTCTGACGAGCTGAAGCGGGCGCAGGGCAATCCGGGGGAGAAGAAACTGGAGCAGACCGTGGCGGCCGCGCCGGAAGTGCATGAGGAGTTCCCGGCGCCGGAGCATTTGAGCGATGTAGAGCGGCAGATTTGGAACCGCGAGATCAGGCGGGTTGGCAACCTAAATCTACTGCGGCAGAGCGACATGAGCGCCTTCGAAATGTATGTCGAGACGGTCAAGCGCTATCAGGAAGCGAAGGCGATTATCGACGTGGATGGGCTGACGTATACGGTCCAGTCCAAGCACGGGACTTACACGCGCCGGCGCCCGGAGCTGGATGTTGAAAGCAACTGCCGGCGGATGATGCGCGACATGCAGCGCGAGTTCGGTATGACCTCGATCAGCCGGATCAGGGCGCATTCGGTGGTAGCAGCGACCAGGCAGCCGGAACAGCCGGTCCTGCCGCTGCAGGGCGGGGGCGATCGCGCCCAGGCACCGCTGCGGCCGGATTCGCCGCTGGGGATTTTAAGAACGGCCGGAAATGCCTGAGGCCGAAGACTACTATATGGACGAGGCGGCGGCGGAAGCCGCGGTGGAATTCTTTCCTCGGTACCTGCGGCACTGGAAGGGCGAGTGGGCGGGCAAGCCGTTCAAGCTGGACCGGTGGCAGGCGCGGGATATCATCCGGCCGTTCTTCGGCATGAAGCGGCGCAGTGACGGCCTGCGGCGGCACCGGACCTGTTGGCTGGAAGTTCCGCGCAAGAACGGCAAGAGCACGCTGTGCGGCGGCGTGGGCATATTGGGGCTGATCGGAGACGGGGAGCGGGGTGCTGAGGTCTACACGGCCGGGACGGACAAGAACCAGGCGAAGATCGTGTTCAAGGAAGCCTACAACATGATTAGGGCGAGCCCGGATTTGATGAAGCATTGCGAGTTGTTCGCACAATCGATTTATTGCGGCGAGCTGGATGGGCTGCTGAAGCCACTCTCGGCCGATGCGAAGACGAAGGATGGGCTGAATGCGTCCTGCCTGATCATGGACGAGGTGCACGCCTATCCGAACCGGGATTTATACGACGTACTGCACACGAGCCAGGGCGCAAGGCGGCAGCCGATTGAGTTCATGGCGACGACGGCCGGCAAGGACAAGAAATCGTTCGGTTGGCAGATGCATGAGTATGCCGTGAAGGTGCGGGCCGGGCTGATCGAGGACCCGGAGCTTCTGGTGGTGATCTACGGCGCCGATGATAGCGATGATTGGCGGTCTGAGGCGACCTGGCGCAAGGCAAATCCGGGGTATGGGGAGAGCCTTAAGCCGGTATGGATCGCGGCGGAGGCGAAGAAGGCCGATGAGCTGCTGGCGTACCAGAACACGTTCCGGCAACTGCACCTGAACCAATGGGTGATGCAGTCGAAGCGGGCGATTGATATCGACCAGTGGCGGGCCTGTACCGGCGAGACGCCATGGCAGGGGATGGAATCGAAGCTGCGCGGCCGGCGGTGCCATGCTGGGCTGGACCTGGCGAGCACCACGGACCTGGCGGCGCTGGTTTATGTGTTTGAACCGGAAGAGGGCGAGGATGTGTGGCCGGTGCTGTGCCGGTTTTTCGTGCCGGCGGAGAATATAGAGCGGCGCGCCAGGCGAGACCACGTGCCGTATGACCAGTGGCGCAACGCCGGCGCGCTGATTGCGACTGACGGCAACGTGATTGATTACCGGATGATCCGGCAAATGTTGGAAGCCGATTCGCGGGACTTCCAGATTTTAAGCGTTGGGTATGACCCGTGGAATGCGACTCAGCTGGCGCTAGAGCTGCAGGACGACGGGTTTCCGATGTTCGAGTTTCGGCAGGGCATGTCTTCGATGGCTGGGCCGACGCGGGAGTTTATGCGGATGGTGGCGGGGCAGTTGCTGGCACACGGCGACCATCCGGTTTTGTCATGGAATGTTTCTAACCTGGACGTGAAGACGGACCCGGCGGGAAACATGAAGCCGGATAAGGAAAAGTCCGGCGAGCGGATCGATGGCGTGGTGGCGGCGATTATGGCGGTGGGCCGGGCGACACAGAGCGAGACGGAGAGCGATACGCTGAGTTTTGGGATTCAGGTTTTTTAGGGAAAATTGATGAGTTTGAGTTTGACCGCGGCGCGGGAATGGCCGGTGCGAACGGCGTTCACACGTTCCGGACTCAAAATGCGGCGGGAGCCGCCGCCGCTGATGCGGTCTGGCAGCTCCAGCACGCCGTTTGCGTTCACGGATAACTGGTGGTCATCGCCTTCGCTCACGGGCGTGAACATCAACATGCAGACCGCGCTGCAGGTGAGCGCGGTGATGGCTTGCGTTGGGATTATCAGCGAGGATGTTTCCAAGCTGCAGCCTGCGCTTTATCGGCGCCGGGCGGATGGCGGGAAGGATGAAGTAACAGACCATCCGCTGGTACCGCTGCTTACCAGGCCGAATGACTGGCAGACCTGGTTTGAGTTCTGCCAGATGCAGATCGCGGCGTTGTTGCTGCGGGGGAATGCGTATACGGTGCTTCTGCGAAACCGGCGCGGCGACCCGATTATGTTCGTGCCGATCAACCCGGACCGGGTGGCGCTGTGGGAAGCGCCGGATGGCAATTTGTTTTTCGTGGTGACGCGGACGGGGCTGCATGAGCTGGCGGTGCTGAAGAATGTGCCGCTGTTCGTGCCTTACGAGGACATGCTGCACTGGAAAGGACTTTCCGGTACCGGGCTGCTGGGCGTTTCAAAAATCGCGATGTGCCGGGAGGCGATTGGCCTGGCGGCGGCGATGGAGCAGCTGATGAGCCGGACCGTGGGGCGGGGTGCGAAGCCTTCCGGGCTGTTTGTTTCGGATAAGAAAGTCTCTGATGAGATCGGCCAGAAGATCAAGGCGCAGTTTCAGCAGCGCAATGCGGGGCTGGATAATGCCGGGGAGGTGATCTTTCTGGAGAAGGGGCTGGAGTGGAAGCCGCTTTCGTTGACGATGGCTGATATGGAGTTCCTCGCCAACCGGAATTACCAGAACGTGGATATCGCGCGGATTTTCCGCGTGCCGGCTTACATGATCGGCGAGGATTCAAAAGTCTCGCGCGCCAACCAGACCCAGATGGCGCAGGATTATTTGAACAACACGCTGATGACCTATGTGGATATCATCGAGCAGCGGTTCACGTTCACTTTCGATCTGGGGCCGGGCTTGTTTGTGGGCCTCGATCTTTCGAAAATTCTGCGGGCGGACCTGGCGGCGCGGTATGCGGCGTACCGCATCGGGCAGATGGGCTGGCTGACGATTAACGAGATCCGGATTGCCGAAGGGCTGAACCCGATTGGGCCGGAGGGCGATGTGGTGATGCGGCCGGTGAACATGGCGCCGGCGAATAGCGACGTGTTCTTGGGCCAGGATTTGCCGGGCGGGAATGACCCGAAGAACCCGGATGATCCGGCGGGCCCGGGCAGCGATGTGACGGGCGATGGCGCGGAAGGCGGCGGCCGGCCGCCGGAAGATGGCAGCGACCCGGCGCCGAGTGATTGAGGGGAACGATGAAGACATTCTTTCGGGTGAGCGCGGAAAAGCCACAAGCCGACGATAATGGGCGGGTGATCCGGTATGAGTTGTCCAGTTCGGCGGTGGCGCGGGATAACCATACGATCAACACTGCCGGCTGGGATTTGGTTAATTATCTGCGGAACCCGGTGTTTTTGTGGGCACATGATTCCAGTGCGCCGCCAATTGGACAAATGGTAGACATTGGCGCTTCAGGTGACCGGTTGATGGGCAATGTGGAATACCCAACGGCCGATCTCTATCCTTTCGGAGACATGGTCTACCGGATGGTGCGGGCGAAGTTGCTGAACGCGGTTTCGGTGAGCTGGAACCCGATTGAATACCGGTTCAGCCAGGATAAGGGACGCGCGGGCGGCATTGATTTTCTCAAGCAGGAGCTCCTGGAAGTAAGCCAAGTGACAGTGCCGGCAATGCCAAGCGCGCTGGTGACCGCGCGGGGTTTGGGCATTGATACCGGGCCGATGCATGAATGGCTCGAACGGGCGCTGGATACAGGCGGCTTTGTAATGGTGCGGCGGAAAGAACTGGAAGAGATGCGGAGGGCTGCGAAAATGCCGTCGATTGGAAAACCGAAGCGCACCGGCGTTGGCACGCCGCGCGCGAAGAAGCGCGGGCTTTATGATGTTTGCCAGCTTGCGTACCTGGTGGCGGAGCTTGGATATCTGCAGTCCGAATCCTCGTGGGAAGAGGAATGGGAAGAGGATGACAGCGACGTGCCGGCGAAGCTGCTGGCGGCACTGAAGATGCTGGGCGAGACGCTGATTGCGATGGCGGCGGAAGAGGTGGGCGAGCTGCTCGCGGCGCTGGGCGCTGCGGAAGAAGTGGTGATTGTGGAAGCGCCGGAGACGCTGGTGGCGGCCGCGAAGACCGATGCGGCGCGGATGCTGCTGCGGATGGAAGGTGTGCTGCGCAAGCGCAAGGCAGCCGCCGGCGACCCGGTGAAACTGATCGAGGGCTTTATTCGGGCGGGCAAGGTGCTTTCCGCCGCGAATGAGGAGACGCTGCGGGCGGCGCATGGGCAGATTTCCGATGCGTGCGACATGATCATGGGCGTGTGCGAGGCGGCTGCCGGAACGCCCGATGACGGTGTTTCCGGCGCGGATACGCGCGCCAGGCGGGCCAAGCTGGCGCGCTTCCGGGCGCTGGCCCTGGCTGCAGAAGACTGAAGAATTCCCCGCTGTCTGGCGTGGATTGGTGGGCACCGTGAGGTGCCTTTTTTTATGCTCGAAAAGGAAAGAGTGATGAAAGAGCGTATCAGAGAGTTGCGCCAGGCGATTGGCAAGGCAACGGAAGACCTGGCCGCGTTGACGGCGGACCCGAAGGCGTTTGAGGCCAAGGAAGCCGAGCTGACCCAAATGGAAGGCGAGTTGACGCGGTCCATCGCGCTCCAGCAGCGGATTGCGGCGCAAGGCCAGCCGGCGGGAACGGACGGGTTGCAGCCGGGCGCTGAGCCTGGCGGCGTGCAGGCGGGGAATTTCGCGACGGTGGACCCGGACGCGGCCTCGATGCGGGGGAACGGGCTGTTCGGCATGGATGGCAAGTTCCAGACATTCGATGATTACGTGCGGCGCGCGCGGGCGCAGTTGCAATACCGTCCGGACCCGAACAAGGATTTCCGGTCTTTCGGGGAGCAGCTGAAGGCGATTGCGAATTACTCGCTTTCCCGCGGCGGCACTTTTGACAACCGGCTGAAGCGCGCGCCCACTGGCGCCGGCGAAGTTGATCCGACCGGCGGCGGGTTTTTGGTGCAGACGGATTTTGCGCAGGCAATTTTCATGCTGTCTCACACCATGGGCGATGTGCTTGGGAGGGTGAACAAGTTGCCGATCGGCGAGAATTCGAACGGCGTGAAGATAAAGGCCATCGACGAAACGAGCCGCGCCACCGGAAGCCGGTGGGGTGGCGTGCAGTCCTACTGGGTTGGCGAAGGGCAGACTCCGGCGTTCAGCCGGCCGAAGTTCCGTGAAGTGGACTTTTCCCTGAAGAAGCTGATGTCCGTGATGTATATGACGGACGAGCTGCTGCAGGATTCGACGGCGCTTACTTCGATCGCCTCAACCGCGTTCGCCGAAGAAGTCATGTTCATGACCGAAGATTCGATCTTCGAGGGGACGGGCGTGGGGCAGCCGCTGGGGATTTTGAAATCGCCTGGGCGCGTGACCGTCGCGAAAGCCTCCGGCCAGGCGACGGGGACGATTCTGCTGCAGAACATCGAGCAGATGTGGAGCCAGTGCTGGATACGCAGCCGGAAGAATGCGGTGTGGTTCATCAACCAGGAAATCGAGCCGCAGCTTTTCGCGTTGAACCAGCCGGTTTCCACCGCCGGCGGTGCGCTGGTGTTCATGCCGCCTGGCGGCGTTTCGGGGCTGCCCTATGCCACGCTGTTCGGCCGGCCGATTATCCCGACGGAATATAACGCGGCGCTTTCGACTGAGGGCGATATCGTCCTGGCGGATATGAGCCAGTACCAGTTGGTGGATAAGGGCGGCGTCAATGCCCAGACCTCCATGCATGTCGCCTTCCTGACGGATGAAATGGTGTTCCGCATCACCTACCGGGTTGACGGCCGGCCGATGTGGTACGCGCCGCTCACGCCGTTCCGGGGTTCGACCGCGAAATCTCCGTTCATCACGCTGCAGACGCGGTAAGGCCGCGCTCATCATCAACTGAACGCCTGGCGTTCATTCATTCATTTTGAAAGGGACCATGGAAAATGGCTCGTAATTTCTCGCTGCCTTATCAGATACCGCCGGTGGCGCTTTTGCCGCCGGCTGCGGATGCCGCGGGCCGGACCTCCGGCTACCGGAATATCCGGAGCGTGGATAAGGCGTATATCGTCGTCCACCTGAACCAGGGCAACGCGGCGGTGGTGACGTTGACGCCGCTGCAGGGGCAGGATGTTTCCGGCACCGGTTCGAAGGGGCTTTCCGCCGCCGTGCCGATTTGGTTGATGGAGCCTACGTCCACGACGGATGCGCTGGTGGCGCAGACGGCTGGCACGAGCTTCACCACGGACGCCACCGTCGCCGACAAGATCGTGATTTTCGAGATCACGCCAGAAGCCTGCATGGATATTCCGAACGCGTTCCGGAGCCTGGCGGTAAGCACCTCGGCTTCGAACGCCGCGAATATTACCGAGGCGAAGCTCTGGCTGGTGACCGATTACGCGCAAGCGACGCCGCCAACCACGTACAGCAACTAACCGACTGATGAGACGAGGCCGGGCGGGAGACTGCCCGGCCTTTTTTGGAGGCTTTTGCGATGCCGAATAATTCATCGGGCGGGGCTTCGGCCGTGCCGGCCACGATTGCTGCAGGGCAGTCACTTTCCGGCCTTGTCGTGCTGGGCGCATTGACGCTGCATGGGATTTTGATCCCTTCGGGGTGGATTGCCGCGTCAATGACTTTTCAGATGTCACCGGACGGTGTGAATTTCTATGAGATGGACGGCGTCTCGGGTAACCTGGTTTATTCCGTTACGGCGGGGCATTATCTGGCGCTGGACCCGACGTTGTGGCGGGCGGTGAATATCTTGAAGGTGCGGTCTGGCACGGCTGGCTCGCCCGTAGTCCAGACCCCGGGCGCCGTGATTAATCTTTTCCCGACGACGATTCCGTAATGGATTTGATCACCACCGTCGTCACGCCGGCGAGCACTTATGATTTGACGGTGCTGGCGAATGTGAAGACGGATTTGAATGTGCCGGCGGGAACGCCGTTCACCACGTCCGCCGATACGCCCTCGGGCAATGTGCTGCCGTTCAGCTCCACCGCGGGGATTGTGAAGGGGCAGCAGGTAAACGGGACGAATATTCAGACCGGGGCAACGGTGCAGAGCCTGACGGGGACGAGCGTGACGATGAGTGCGGCGGTGACCGGCGATGTGCCGGCGGGGTCCACGATCATCTTCGGGGATGATACGACGATTGATGTGTGGCTGGCGCGGCAGATTACGCTGAACTCCGCCGCCATTGCGAAATATTGCAACCGGCAGTTTCCGGTGGAGACGATTCAGGACCAGTTCAATTTCCTGACGTATTATTACCGGTATTATCTGGATGAGAGCCGGACCAAGCTGCAGCTTTCGAAGTTGCCGCTGGTTTCGGTGACCTCGATCACCGTGAACGACCCGGCCGGGGCTTACACGTTGACGCAAGGCACGGACTTCATGGTTGACCTGGCGCGCAGCCAGTTGATCCGGCTGGATGCCTCCTCCGGGCTGCCGAGGCGGTGGGACCCGATTCAGACGGTGGTGATCTACACCGCGGGCTTTGCGACGATACCTTCCGATATCGACGATGCGTGCTGCCGCATGACGAAGAAGGCTTATTGGCAACGCGGGCGCGACCCTTCCGTGATGGAACGGCAGTCACCAGGGATGGGAAGCGAGAAATTCTGGGTGAGCCCCAGCCCGGATGGGAATTTGACGGCGGATATCGCGGACCTTTTGGACAATTACCGGTTTTTGGTGGTGGCGTGATGGAAATTTCACTGGATCTTGTGGGCGAGCGAAGCGTTAGTCTGAGGTTTGAGAAATTCCCCGAATTTGCGCGAGTGAATCTCAAGCAAGCAATTACGGAGCAAACTGCAAAGCTGGAGGAGGCGGTTCGCCGGGGTGCACCGAAGAAGACGGGGAAACTGGAAGCGAGCATCAATTCGCGGATATCGGACGGCGAAAATGGAATAACCGGCATTGTCGCGGTTGATGGTGATTACGGAAAAGCTGGCGCGCTTGAATATGGGTCGCAGAGAGAGATCAATTTCAAATTGACGCATCTTTTTGAATATATCCTTACGCCGCCACTTAAGATTCAGCGGCAGTTGAACCTGACGCCGCACAGATTTTTACGCGGGCCGGAAGAGGCCATGGCCGGCGAGGCGCTGGAAGCAATGCGCGCGGCGCTGGACAAGGCTGTTGAGCAGGCAAACGAGTTATGAGCATTGGCAGAAACGCGATTTACGCGGCGCTGTTCAATTTGCTGCAGACGGCGCCGGGTTTTGTGACATATGGCACAAGGCTGCAATTTCCGAACCAGGTTTCCGCGCAGCCCGCGCTGTTCCTGCGGCGTACGGATGATTTGTACGAGCCGCGCGTGCCGGCAACGCGGCCGGCGACGGTGATTCTGATGGCGGAGGTGATCATCTACTACAAGACGGATGATCCTGACGAGACGCCGGCCATCGATCTAGACACATTGTTGGAGAATGTGGAGGCGGTGCTGACGCCTGGGCCCACCTATGAGGCGACGACGCTGGGGGGACTGGTGAAACGTTGCTATATCGAGGGAACAATTCGGCGCGATGATGGTGCGCTTTATGGCCAGGCAGGGCTGATTGTTCCGCTAAAAATTCTTGTCACGTCTTTGGGTTTTTAAGGAGGATTAGATGGCTCTTGAACAATACAGCTTTGGCTCCGGGCAGCTGTACCTGGTGCCGCAGGGCATTGCCTTGCCGCAGCCGGTGCAGGTGGGGACGTTGCAGGAAACGTCCGTGGACCTGGCGTGGAGCGAC